AAAAACAAAACGCATTTACCCCAAAATAAAATACTTTCACTGCGGTGAATATGGGGAAACATGCAAAACGTGCAATACAAGCTATATAATGCACAAAGAAAGCAAATCAGGTAAAAAATACACTGGTTGCAATAATTTTATTAAAGGTCTAGGAAGACCTCATTATCACGCCATTCTATTTGGCGTAACATTTGACGACTTAGAGGAGTACAAAAAAACAAAATCAGGAGAACTGATATACAAATCCGAAACCCTTAACAAAATATGGGGCAAAGGATTCTGTTCCGTAGGACAGGTAACATTTGAATCATGCGCATACGTCGCTAGATACATAATGAAAAAAATAACGGGCGAAAATGCAGAACTGCACTATCAAAAGCCCACCGGCATAAACAAAGAAACTGGTGAAGTAATAACCACACCAGTAAAGCCGGAATACATAACAATGTCACGAAATCCCGCCATCGCAAAAGAATGGGCGGAAAAATATTTGACAGACATAGGAAAAAATGATTCTATATTACTACAACGAAAGGGGAAAGCATTCGAAACTCAGCCTCCCCGATACTTTCTAAAACTATTGGAAAAAGAAGACCCAATAAAATATGAAATATTAAAAGCAAAAAGGAGAATCAAAAAACAACAAAATCGTGAAGAAAACACAGACGAAAGAAGTCTAATTAAAGAAAGATTAAAACAAATCCAAACTAAAAACTTAACAAGAGAATTTGAAGATTATGAAAATTAATATTTATGCAGTATACGACGCAAAAGCAGAAGCATTCGGTAAACCACTTTTCTTTAACAAACACGGATTAGCGAAACGAAGTTTCTACGAGGCATGTCAACATGCAGAATCCGAATTCAAAAAATATCCTCACGATTACTCACTTCATTACATTGGTGAATACAATGAAGACACAGCGGAACTTTCCGCAGTACCAACAAAACAACTATACACGGCTCTTGAAGCCATTAACTCACAAAATACAGACACAATGGAATAATAAACATGAAAAGCGTAATGACAGCGGGACAATTACAGTCCCAAGTCCCCAAAGCAGATATAAACCGTAGTAGCTTCAATCGCTCTCACGGCTTAAAAACTACATTTGATGTAGATAAACTAGTACCAATCTTAGTAGACGAAGTACTACCAGGGGATACACATAAACTTAATACAAACATATTCGCTCGATTAGCGACACCAATTAATCCCATCATGGACAACATGTACTTAGATACCTTTTATTTCTTCGTGCCTATGCGCCTCGTCTGGGACAATTATGCCAAATTCTTTGGCGAACAAACAAACCCTGGTGATTCAACGGATTATGTAATACCAAAAATTAATTTTTCTTCTGGCGGTACTGCTTCAGGCAGACTAGCCGATTACTTTGGTTTACCTGTTAATAAATCATTTTCAACTAATAATTTACCATTTCGTGCTTATTGGTTAATTTATGATGAATGGTTTAGAGATCAAAATTTACAACAATCATCCGAAATTTATCGCGATGATTCATCTAATGTTATAAAAAATGACGCAACATATTCTTGGGCTGATTTAGCAACACGTGGAAAACGACACGACTATTTCACATCATGTCTTCCATTTGCACAAAAAGGCGATCAGGTATCTGTACCATTAGGTGCATCTGCACCTCTAGCTATTAGTACATCAACAAGTGCAAATGATACATTAGGTATCTTTTCAGGTTCTAATAAAAAATATATGACTGATGCAGGCGTATCAGATTCGATCAAATTAGGTAATACTCTTAATTCAATTCCAGATGAGGACATGTTATATGCAGACTTATCCCAAGCAACTTCGGCAAGTATTAATGAATGGCGACAAGCCTTCCAAATTCAGCGATTTCTTGAAAGAGATGCACGAGGCGGAACACGGTATACCGAAAAAATTAAAGCTCATTTTGGAGTCACAAGTCCAGATTCTAGATTACAACGTCCAGAATATCTTGGAGGCGGCACCACCCCGGTTAACATCCACCCAGTTGCTCAACAATCTTCAACAGATAGCACATCTCCGCAGGGTAATCTCTCAGCATTCGGAACAGCTTCAGAGAATAATTCAGGATTTGTAAAATCATTTACAGAACACGGCTACATTATAGGATTAGCAAATGTTCGAGCCGATTTAACATATCAACAGGGACTGGACAAAATGTGGTCCAGAGAAACTCAATATGATTTCTTTTTCCCAACATTCGCCCATCTAGGCGAACAAGCAGTATTAAACAAAGAAATTTTTGTGTCAGGTACACCAGCCGATGATCAAGTATTCGGCTATCAAGAACGCTATGCAGAATATAAATATAAACGTTCACAATTAACAGGACTCTTCCGTTCAGACGCCAGCGCTTCATTAGACGCATGGCACTTATCAGAAGATTTTGCAAATACGCCAACATTAGGCGATACTTTTATAAAAAGTAATACACCACTAGATAGAGCAATCGCAGTACCAAGCGAACCGCACTTTATCATGGACGCTTACTTCAACTTAACTAGTATTCGACCAATGCCGGTATTCTCACCACCGGGCATGATAGACCATTTCTAAGGAGACACCATGTTAGGCGAAATTATTGGAGGCCTAATAAGCAAAAGCGGACAAAAGTCCGCTAATGCGGCCAATTTAAAAATAGCTCGCGAACAAATGGCATTTCAAGAAAAAATGTCAAATACAGCATATCAAAGAAGTTCTAAAGACTTGGAGGCGGCAGGATTAAACCGAATATTAGCACTCGGCTCTCCCGCCTCCTCACCACAAGGAGCATCAGCGACAATGCAAAATGAAAATGCACAACTAGGTGCAGGAGTAGCAAAAGGCGCTAATAGCGCTGTAGCTCTTGCATCCGGTATTGCACAAATTAAAAATATTAATGCTGCTACTGCAAAAACTAAAGCTGAGACAATAAATACTGTACAACAGGGACAAATTAAAGAACCATTAGCCGATATTATGGACTTTATAAGTGATGGAACAAAAATGTCAAAAAATTGGCTAAAAGAAAATGTTAATGTAGAAAACTTTTCAAAAATTGCTGATAAAGCATCATATTCAGCTAATCAAATTATGAATGATTTGATGAGTATAGATATTATGAAAGGAGCAAAATTAGATCCACCCAAACCAATGGGTAATAAACAAGAACGCAAATATCGTAAACAAGGAAAATCAAAATGACTACTAAATTAAAAATCAGCGAAATGGTATTTCGCACATGCTACGACAATAAACGCGAACGCGTACAAACATGCTTCGCGGAAGACGAAGGATGTACACATCAAGAACAAAAAGATGATTGTGACATCAACAACATCTTAGAAAAATATAGACGCACTGGCGTCGTTAATCACCTTAATAAATATGGTGAACAATATGGAGATTTTACACAAATCGACTACCAAACAGCGCAAAACCAAGTTGCGACAGTGAACAGCATGTTCGCAGACTTACCAGCGCAAGAGCGCGCGCGCTTTAACCATGAACCCGAGCAATTCTTGGAGTTCATAGCTCAACAGAGCAACATCGATGATATGTCAGACGGTATCATCGGAAATAATTCCCGTAACGATTCTGAGCTTGCTCAGGACGTTCAAGGGGATAAAACAGACTCGACGAGCGAGTCTAAATAATAGTCCGCTCGGCGGTGGGCACAGACCTCCACTTGATGTAACTGTGCCCACTGACGAATATCTATTCGGCAGACTATAAAAAGCGACTATAAGGAGCATAAAATGTGGATAACAAAACTGTTAGACATCATTACACTAGGCGTATCTTTCTATTTTAGAAAAGAAGCCTTAAAACGTAAAAACCAACAAGAGTTGGAAATACTTAAACTTAAACAAAAAGGTAAATACAATGAAAAACCGTAAAAAAATGAATAGTCGTAAATCTAAAAAGCTATTCACAAAAACAGCAGATGGAACACATCGCTTCAACTTAGGAACTAAAACCACGCAAATGCGCGGCGGCATACGAATGTAATGGCCTGCTCAAGCATGCTCAAGGGGTATGTAGGCTATGGAGGAGGCATTGTCTTCTCTAAAGCCAAATCCCCAACACAAATACCAATGGAAGTACCGTGCGGGCAATGTTGGAGCTGTAGACTAGCACGTTCACGAGAGTGGGCGACAAGGCTAGTAAAAGAGTCAACCAATTGGCCAGAAGAACAACGGACATTCATAACATTAACATATAACAATGAAAATCTACCAGAGGACGGAAGTCTCCAAGTCGAAGACTATCAAGATTTCATGAAAGCACTAAGGTATCACTTTAGTAAGGAAACAAAAACAAAACGCATTTACCCCAAAATAAAATACTTTCACTGCGGTGAATATGGGGAAACATGCAAAACGTGCAATACAAGCTATATAATGCACAAAGAAAGCAAATCAGGTAAAAAATACACTGGT